AGACTTACACAAAAGGAGGCTTTAGAGGCAGAATCCCTCATGAGGGGATTGTGAACACCCTGGATGAATAAGGAATCCATGGTGGTGACCATCTGCCCCCCGATCCACAGGGAAAATTCTGTGAGGTTGGTGGCGGTCCTTTTGAAAAATCCATTATCTAAATTTTGTGTAGAAGCGATGTTATCGGCTTCGATCCACACATAACTGAGTAGATCACCTTTGGAACGAACGGGGATGATTACTTCATTACCTGAACCAAACGTGCCGATGTAATCCATGCGCTCTGGCTTCATGGCAAAGTTTGTATAACGTTTATAATTTTGTCGAAAAAAACTTACTTCAGGTTGACCAGTAATGTAGACATCCTGGGCACCTACAGAAACAAGTTCTATTAAAGCGGCAGACATTTATTAATAAACGATATTAAAATTTTGGGTATCTATTTACATATGGTAGTATTTCAAGCCCTTACTTGGGAAGCTAGAGATTCAGATGATGAACACTTGATTAGTATTTTTGGAAAAACTGAGGATGGTAAATCTGTCTGTGTCACAACTGAGTTTAAACCATACTTTTTTGTAAAGTTGCCACGTGGAACTGAAATGGGTGACGTTGAAATTCTATATGACAGGTTAAACTCGATGAAGAAAGATTGCCTGACGAGTTACTCCCTAACAAAACAAAAAGATGTGTGGGGTTTTCAAAACAATGAAGAATTCTTCTTCATGCACCTGACTTTCAAAAATCTAGAATCGAGGCGTAAAGTGAACTCGATATTCATGTATAACAATGCATTTAGGCAATATCACGTCTACGAATCTAATATAGACCCTGTCCTGAGACTTATGCATAGGACTGGTATCCAATCCACTGGGTGGTTGGACACTGGGACTAAGTGTGTCAGATCCCATCTGGCAAACGTGAACATCGATATGTGGTGTAATGATTGGGCTGATTTAACACCAGTGAATCGTGATGACATTGCACCGTTTGTGGTAGCTTCATTTGATATTGAATGTAACAGTTCAACTGGTAAATTTCCAGATGCGAATGTCGTTGGGGATGCCTGTTTTCAGATTGCCATTTCATTGTGTAAATTTGGATCAGATGAACCTTATGAAACAACTTGTTTGTGTTATAAAAAAACAACAGGTGAGAACGTCACAAGCTACGCGACGGAAAGGGAGCTCCTATTGGCTTTCAAGGATTACGTTCAAGAAAAAGATATTGACATCATGACTGGATGGAATATATTTGGTTTTGATCTTGATTATATCTACAAGAGGGCGGCTATGAACAAATGTGGGATGGATTTTTACCAGTTGGGAAAACTGAAAAACACCGAGTCCCACGTGGTTCAAAAGAAGTTAAGTTCTAGCGCTTTGGGGGACAATTTTCTCAAACTGTTACCCATGCCTGGACGCTTCATCTTTGATCTTTTCCATGAAGTCAAAAAGGGATACAAATTGGATTCCTACAGCCTGAATAATGTCTCAAAATTATATCTAGGTGATCAAAAAATTGACATGCCACCGAAGGAAATGTTCAAACGTTTCAACGAAGAGGACCCCGTAAAGTTGGGTGAAGTCGCCGACTACTGTATCAAGGATACACTCCTCCCCCACAAGCTGATGAAGAAGATGTGTATTTTACTAAACCTGGTAGAAATGGCAAAAGCCACTTGGGTCCCTGTGTCGTTCTTGGTTGAGAGGGGTCAACAAATTAAGGTGTTCAGTCAACTCTCTAAAAAGGCTAGGGAGTTGGGATATATGGTCCCAACGATTAAATATGGATCTCTCCCTGAAGAACAATACGAGGGAGCCACAGTTCTAGAAGCCCAAAAGGGTGCATACTACACACCTATCACAGCCCTAGATTTCGAAGCCCTATACCCGTCAATCATGATGGCTCACAATTTGTGTTACTCCACATATGTCATGGATGAGAGGAGGTATGGAAATATTGATGGAATTACATACGAGACGTTCAACATCGGGGATAAAACATACAAATTTGCGCAAAATGTTCCCAGTTTATTGCCAGCTATTCTCGCAGAGCTTAAACAGTTTCGTAAAAAGGCTAAAAAAGACATGGCAAGTGCCACTGGTTACATGAAAGAGGTGTATAACGGTAAACAGTTGGCGTATAAAATATCGATGAACTCTGTATACGGTTTTACAGGTGCGGGAAAGGGAATCCTCCCATGTGTCCCTATCGCATCTACAACCACATGTAGGGGTCGTGGGATGATTGAGGAGACTAAGACGTATGTTGAGGCTAACTTCCCTGGTGCAAAGGTTAGATATGGAGATACCGATTCTGTTATGGTTGAGTTTGATGTTGGTGACCGTAAAGGTGTGGAGGCGATTGAATATAGTTGGGAAGTCGGTGAACGAGCTGCTGAAGAATGTAGCGCCCTGTTCAAGAAACCAAATAACCTAGAACTTGAGAAAGTTTACTGGCCCTATTTCCTATATTCTAAGAAGAGATACGCGGCAAAGTTGTGGACAAAAGGTAAAGACGGGAACATGAATATGGATTACGTCGATGTCAAGGGTCTACAACTCGTCCGCCGTGATAATACACCCCACATGAGGGAAGTCTGTAAGGAATTGTTAGATGTAGTTTTAACATCGGGAGACACAGGTCCACCTAAGGAACTCGCTAGGAAACGAGCCCAAGAATTATTATCTGGTGAGATTTCAAATGAAAAGTTAACTCTGAGTCAATCGTTGTCAGATACTTATAAAGTTAACGGGGAGTCGGTATCGATCAATGGGCCTAAATGCAACTTGATTAATCAAGCGCATGTTCGAGTTGTTAACAAAATGAGAGAGCGTAAACCTGGATCTGAACCACAATCGGGTGACAGGGTCCCGTATCTACTCACAAAAACAGATAACCCTAAAGCAAAAGCCTTTGAAAAATCTGAAGATCCCAAGTATGTCGAGGAACACAACGTGCCGATAGACTACCAATACTACTTCGTGAATAAATTTTTGAACCCTGTGTGTGATCTTCTCGACCCGTTATACGAGAATACCAAGCAGGAGATATTCGGTGACATCATCGATTCCTACAAGCCTCCCCCCAAGAAAAGAGAACCATCCCTGAGCGGTATGAAGAAGGAGCAACTTATCGCAGAGTGTAAAAAATATAACCTCGATGGAGACGGTAGAGTTGCAGATCTCAGGGAACGTATTAAAGAATATAGGGATCGAAAGAACTCTGTTGATGACCTATTTAAAACTTACGAACAATGTATAAGTAAGGATGATTGATGTCAAGTCAAGGGTTACTAAACTTGTTATTGAAAAAGCTAGAGAAATTATATTAGAAGAGTTACCCAATCGATTGGAAAATGATCTAAATGAACTGATTTGTGAATTTGTTGAAGATGGTGTCGATTCATACTACAACGAACAATTAAACCAAACACTCGAAAACATATCTAAAAAACATCAAATACCGTTGGAGTTACTACTCCGTGACATCCCACAAATTAACGGAGGAGATCGATGCAGAGGAAAAAAACGAGGGAGGGATGGAAGTCATGAAGTCAGGTGTTCGTTCAAGGCTGGTGAAAATGGATACTGTAAATATCACCTGCGGCAAGGTGAAAAGGTGCAACCGAGATGTCTACCTAGTTTACAGCTACACAATCATGGACCTGAAAAAATGTTCGTTCGTGGGTGTCAGGGGTGTGAACAAAAAGGACTTATAGAATTAAGTCGTTTATTTTCCAATGACTAAAACAAGCATTCTACTATCTTCAATAAACCAATTCTACAAAGATGAATATAACAGGAATAAGCTACTGACAATTTTAAACAAGACTGGAGGAATTTCGCTCCGAAATCTCGAATGGTTTATTACAAATTATGCCAAGAAAAACAACACTTCATACAAGACTCACGACGGTAAAATTTTTACAGTGCACTGTGCGTATAAATCCAGCCTCGATGGGTATAGTAAAAAACTATTTGATCCATTTTGTAGAGCAGAAAAATTTTCGTATCAAATTCCTGAAACATCTCATGAAATTCAAACGACTCTCGCTCAGTTAAATTTCATCAAATGGTGTATTAAAAATAATATTATCGATTACATCTACAATAACAAACAAAACCTATTCACTAAGTCGTGTAATCAAAAACTTGTGACATGACACCGTCTTTTATGCGAATAAAATTCATCGTTTTTGCTAAAATATGAAAACGTCTATTATACCCACCACCGTTAAACAGGTTTCCGTATAATATAGGTTCTTTTACAGTGCTAAAGTTGACATGACCAGATGCACTACTATCATTTGGGTAGAGTGCAAAACTATAGGAGTAGAACCTTCTCGTGATTGGGGTGTTTCTGTGGTGCAATCTCGGTTGGAGGATTCTCAAAAAGTGGGGGGACCCCGTGTGCTCATCCAAAATCTCCTCACCGTCGAAGGTGAGTGTTAGATAATTCAGATGTTCGTATTTTAGCGCTGGATCCACAGATACACCATCTGAATTCACAGGAATCTCATTGTAATTTGAAGTGTCACCGAAGGCGTTATTTTCTGTATAGAGACAGAAAAAGTACAACTCTTGGACTAAATTTGTAAAGTTCAAACGAGTTTTGAATTTATGTACCCCCCCATCGACTAAAACGTCGTCGTATTGAATTTGGGTAATCGCAAACTCGTGCTCATGGTTCATGACCTTGATTTTCTCTATGGGATCCAAAAATATGCATTCTGTGGACAATCTTAGATCATACGGCTTATATGTTACCAAATCCGTAGCCGTAGCTCCTAGCTTTCCCACAAATCCTGATGGGGGGACTGTTACACATATACACTCGTCTACGTTGCGGAACTTGACCTCTACTTCAATTTCTTGTTGTCTAAGTGCACACACTGGAACTGCGAGTTCTGGATGATCGTGGAAATAAAACGGTATCTCGATGCAGACATCCCCTCCGAGTTGTTTGGGGTATGGATGCGGCTTTGAAGTTCTATTATTAACCTTGGCTGGGTTCGAGCTTACGTCACGTTTGCATAAGTCGAATAAGTTGATTTGTTTTGTGGTTGGGTATTCAAGTTCGTTGTGTAAATCTAAATACTCAGTTGTGAGGTGTTGAATGACAATACCACCGATAGAAAGTGTTATGTAGTCTATAAAATTACACGCCTCACCATAAATATAGTGACCATTTTCATCTACACCCGCAGCTAGAACTATATCAGGTAAACTGAACATCAGATTAACACCCTTTAGGACATCACAGTGGTCATATGGGATGTTAAATTTGTGTATTTCACCGTACTCAACGTCTTTATCAGATTTTATATCGATAAATTGTAAAGAAAAATTCGAGTGTTTCTTGAAGTTTTCTTTAAAAAAGGTAAACTCGGGAACTTCTGTTGTGTAGCGGTCTAAAAGACCTCTAGACTCGAGTTGAATAGACCCAGCCATACTAATATAAGACTATTAATAAAATTTTAAGCCCGCTAACCCAGAGTCAAATGACAGAATGTTATAGTTTAAGGCGTATACACGGATTTGGGTCTCTTCAGACGAATACATTCTATCTATCAATGTGTTAAGGTTTGGGTCGACATACTTATCCTGTTCCTTGAATTCTAGTGTGAATTTCTGATGAATAATCCTACTCATATTTAACTGCCCTGTGGGATTGCTATCCCCTGGATCGAGGGAAAAGGAATACATACCGAACTGTGATTCTCCAAAATCAGGTATATTTATATGATTTTTGAACGGCTGAACAACAGATAAGAAGTGACCATTTTTCCTAAAGAAGATGACGTTATTCAAACATAACTCAGCAGTCTTGATTTGTCTGAACCTATAATTGTTTGATTTATCATTGGAGTTGGTATAAATGGGTTCTCCTAGAAAGAACAACTCTTTTACGGGGTGTTTGAAATCGAGTAAGAATACTTTTTTGTCAATTCCTGGTTTCATCCGAGTTTCATGGAGTTGCACCTGTGTTATGAGATACTCCATATGACTTTCCTGATACGCCTTGCGTTCCATTTCACCCAAATACACATGCTCGGTTGTCAACACTATTCGATCAATGAATTTCTCAGTAACATTGTCAATGGGTGGTAAATTTGAGGTATTCGATTTATACGAATAATACTTGTCTCTACTTACAAGCTTTATTCTTACAGACACCTGCTGTTTGCTAAGCTTACACAGAGGGATCGCAGACTTGTTGTTTCTCGCGAAATAAAAGGGTAATTCCAGTGACAGTTTAGTAGGGTAATACCCCTCTGTCACAGAACCTTCACCACCCCTGTACGACCTGATATCACGGTGTTGATCGGAGGTGTCCAGTTTGTTTCTCATGTAGATATACTCCCCAGTAATCGTGTCTATGACTTGTTCACCAATTAATATTTGCGCATATTCTATGAGTTTTGTGATGGGGTTGCCAACTGTCCTTATCGCGTCGTAATCGGGTCTCCACGATACAGTCAATGAAACAGAATTTAATAGGTCACTCTTAGTGCTGGGTATTCTCACAGTTAAAACTTCACCGAAATCGGGATTTCCCGTAAAGGGGATATCACTGAAATCTATCCCAAATGGTGTATGTTGCCTAAATGCATAAATAAAGTGTGAATAGTCTGGACATTTAGTTACCCATTCATCCTGAACACCCTTGACACAGAGGTACATTCTATTATTAAGTATCTTTTTTTTAATACTCAATTGTCATGAAACCCCTGAGAAAATTAAACTTCTGTAGCTCTAGATAATACAACGCCAACTCGAACTCACCTGAAAACGTCTGATCGCTGCTGCTAGGTGCACCGACAACGGTTTGACCTTCATTAGGTAACAGTTTAGTCATTTCAAATTCAATTAGGGTTCTGTCAGAGTTTAGATTCGCAAAATCTAGGGTTCCGGTGGATTTCTCATGTAGCGGGTGGAGAGCAAAGCTTTGTGTGTATATGTTTATTTCGTCATCAGTCACACCCAAATCGAATTTATAAGGAACCGCATACTTGTAGTGTTCGTGACTCTCCATGAGAGTGTTTGGGAAACTTTCACCATTCAAGAAGAAGCGAGCCTTTTTCATTATGGGGGTGTTCCGTGTTATCATTGAAGTGCTCGATGACCCACTAGACCACACTGTTTTTTCTGCGCGGCTTTTCACATACGTCACGTATCTGTAAGATGATAAATCCTGTGTTGTGAACAATTTATCTCTAAAAAACCAATGAAAAGCTTTCACCTTCGACTTTGGTTCCAAGTTTACTTTAAATGTTGTATCTGAATTAGGGGTCGTGATAAACGAAGAGTGCTTTTTGAGAACATTCACTAAAATTTCATGACCAGATTCGACCAAATACAATCTCTCGTCGTTGCTGAGTTTTATCTCCTCACTTATCAATTGAAAATTGTTGAGTTCTATAGGACTTCTTCCGCTCCTCGCTTGCTCGGTTTCCACCCCTTGCCACCACGTTTGTGGATGGAATTCGAGTTCAAACATGATTTTTTGTTTGTGGACTGCACACACGGGGAAATACTGACGATCCTCAACCTCGTTACGAAGCTCGGTTTTTCCGTATTTCCTAGAGAAGAAGAAGGATAGGGGGATTATAAATCTATTCGCGTGTTCGTAGTCGGACGGTGCTGATACCCCTGGTGTAAATGGTTTAGACATGTTCTGTAGCACCAGGTTACCCTTCCTAGATTGTGGATCCAAATACAGAGACTCGTGGATCATTTCCCAATCATCCGTAATCTCCTCAACCTTTATGTCATCCACATACATCGTCGCACGTTTCAGAAAACCACGACCGAGTGGGGTGGTGTAGTTCAGGTCGGTAATATCCTTCGCCGGTAGATCGACTTTCAAATACAAGTTTGTGAGTAAGTCACCCATATTTTTAGGATCATATTCAACTTTAATCGTTTGATTGAAAGGCCAACCCGCTGCGCGACCTGGATTTAAAACACTTTTACTTTTGTGAAACTTTCTAAATTCTGAATGTTTTTTTATATTTTGGTACTTGAAAAAGGTTTTTTCAGGGTCTTTGGATAACAGGTAAGTGTCCTGTTTTCCAAAAGCTTTTAAGGAAAGATTGGCAGCTTCACTCATATCTATTAGTATTTACATATTTTTAATATCGTTCTTCCACATGTCGAAACAACTCGTAGCTTCTAACAAACGGAGTTCTTTTCCGAGCTTGTCTGATTCGTCCATGAGGGCTTTGACACGTTCTTCTGTGTAGTCAACAGTCCTGATGTGTAAAAGATAATCATACGAACCATCAACCTTAGGGAACGTCTGACCAATTTCACACTCAAGGTCTCGCTTCTTCTTCCTGAATACCACAATTGCACCCTCGACAACCTTCTTCACAAACTGTGCACGGTAGGAACAGATGTTAGATCTCATCTTCGTGCTTTCAATAAGTTGCGCCTTCCTCTTCGTGTAGTAGTCCACACGAAGATCCATAAAGTCTGATAGAATATCCTCGGGGGTGTTGTATTTACAAATCCCCTTGGTAGGGTGAAAGAGGTGCATATTTGTGCAACGAACAGTCTTTTGGAGTTTGAGATCCTTGACGATATCCTTACCCTCATACCCCTGTATGAGAAAGTCGACATCTTCTGTGGTGCTATTATTTGTGAAACTCGTAATGATCTTCTTATCCATTAAACTGTCGAGGTGTTCCTTATAATCTTGGGTCCACCTCCCTGGTGGAAGTTCTGTAACCTTTACAGTAGTCCCTATCACCTGCCATACACCTTCTGTTGTCCACCCGATCGCTTCATCTTCGAAGATACGACCCCTAAAACCTTTGAACCATGGTTTCATTTTCTTGACTTCTTTACCATTCATGAAGTTTGTTATGTTTTCCTTGATGTCTTTGGGGTTGAAAGGTGGAACGTAACAACTGAAACCAGTGCCAATTCCTTCAGTTCCATTGACCAAAACCATGGGAATGACAGGCATGTAGTGTTCGGGTTCGATGGTTCTCCCGTCATCATCGAGGTAGGAGAGAACCGCGTCATCCTTGGGATCAAAAATTTTACGAGTTTCATCTGAAAGTCTCGTAAAAATATACCTCGTCTGAGAGGCATCCTTTCCACCCATGAGACGTGTTCCAAACTGACCACAGGGTTCGAGAAGGTTGATGTTATTGGATCCAGTGTAATCATTGGCCAATTTGACAATTGTCTCAGCCAAGGAAACTTCACCGTGATGATACGCACTCTTTTCAGCCACGTAGGCGGCAAGTTGTGCCACCTTCATCTCATCTCTCAAGTTTTTTTGGAAACATGAATACATGACCTTACGTTGGGAGGGCTTCAGACCGTCAGCCACGTGTGCGATTGATCTTTTGAGATCCGCGAGACTGAAGTTGACTAGGTCCTTGTGCACAAAGTCTGTGATTGTGAGTTGTTTCACACTTCCGT